CGTCTTGGGAATATTAGATAAGGTTCCAGTTTCCTTGTTGCCTTTGAAATCTATAGTGATTATAAACGGTGCTTGTATCCAATTTTGATGCCCTGCTTTGGCAGCGGCTGTTTGTAGTGCCACCATAAACATGCCCATGCTGTAGGGTTCAATAATTTTAAATGTTATGTTGGTAACATTTGACATGGCATTTGTTTGGAGAACTGGCAGTGTGTCAATTTCTAAATTATCTATATAAAATTCAAAAGTGCCGTAGGGAGTTTTTACTCTATTCTGCGGACTAGCACTGGCATCTTTAAGAATCAAAGGAATCGTGTTGCCTTTCATGTAAAGATTAGGATTGTTTATCTGTGCATTGGTCAACACACCTAACCCTATCTGATATGTATAGCTGGCATAGTTTAGTAGTGGATTAGCCACTGGTAGTTTGGTATTGCCGGAGCCAGAGAAGAATGATCCAAATAATCCTGTTGCTCCGCTCGCTGCCGAAACAGAATTAGCTGGGCCGGATGATGATAGACTTTGCACTACTGCTAGTCCAGCAGTTGTGGCAGCGGCTACCTGAACTAAACTGTCTACTCCGCTCATGTTATATTCCTAGGGCAGTTTTTAGGCTACTATTTTTACAAAGATAAATTTGTTTACCGGGAATAAAATCAAGTATAGGATCTTGTAGAACATCTAAATTTCGTTGAATGAAAACCCACCACAGTGTAGAATCACCGTAAAGGTCGTGAGCCAATAGATCTGGTCTATATGTGTATTGTGGTTGTATTGTATATAGAATATCATCAACTTCAGAACTCACTGGTCTGATTGATAGTGTACCAAGATGATTGTTGGTTATACTGGTTGTAAAGTAGGGACTTGTATTTGTATAAGTTGCCATATTAAATGTATCCAAAGGCGCTGTTTAGATAACCACCTTGCACAAACCTATCAAGACTAAATGTACGAGAACTGGTTCTACTGTAAATTGGTTGTAGAGTAATTTGGAACGAACTCTTTGTTGGTACATAGCTAATGCCGCCGCTTGTTTTTCCGCCCAGTCCCAAAGATCCTGCAAGCCCTGCTATCTGACCTATTCCACCTGCTATACTACTTACACTATTCACTAGTCCGCCTAGTCCAATACCGGCTCCGCCGAGGCTATCTGCGGCTCCGCCTAATGCGTCTGCAATTCCTTCTATTGCACCTGCGGCACTGCCAACTACCGGCACAGCGATGTAATCACAATCGTTAGGCAGTGTTGTTGAAAATTGAGTTATCACTACAGGCACATTCTTAAAAACAAAATTGCCATATCCGTTAAGTTTAACTATAGGAGGAGGGTTACCTGCTTTAGGATCAAGACCTGTAAACATTTTAGTCAGACTGCGTAAATAATGCACAGCGGCAATCCAGTACAAGCCCTGTGTTGGATCTTCCACGTTCATAGGTGCTGTTACTGTAATTGTTCCGGGATCACTGTTTCTAAATGCATGGAATTTGTAGTTTGTATGCACAGTTTCTATTGCACCATAAGTGGCACTGCTCTGAATAGTAATTTGCGGGGTATAGGGAAATATCAATCCTCCAGCATCTTTCAGTGGAGCAAGCACAGGGCTAGATCTAAAACTTGGCCAAGTAGGGAGACTTAATCTGACACGCCAATCATTCGAATTTGCATCGCCACCAAATGAAGCAAATGCACTGCTCAGGTCTCCAATGGCTTCTGCACCAGAAGCTATACTACCGGATCGTATTGCAGATCCAAGATCGCTGACTGCTGTTATACCAGCAATTCCACTTGCTACCTGGCGGCTAACGTTAGTAGTCTGGCTCAAAATATTTGAGCTAGCACTGAGAGTTGTAACTGTCGATCCAAGAACTGCCATAATTAATATCCCCTTTTGGTGTATTATTTATTTGACTTTATTAACTGCGTAGTTTATACTTAACATTCCGGAGAACTGAATCAATGACAGCTAAAGTAAATTACCTAAACAACAAGGATATGTTGTTAGAGATACACAAATCAAAAAGCTCGTATTGTGTGTTTTCAAGTCCCGAGTTTCATCAATATGATTTAATCATACCAAGCATTGACAAAATTAATATACGTACTGTAGCAGAGGCCAAACGTAATAGAGCCAAACGACAAGGTGATCTAGAATATCAAACTCGTAAAAAAGCTGGAGAAAAAGTCAAACAAGCAGACTGTGAAGTGGACTACAAAAAAATCCAAAAAACAGATGTCGTTTTCCGTGTTATGACTTTTGACCATATTCCGCTTAACAATACTCGCAAAAAGAATCCTAAAAGTCTTGCTGACCATAGAGACAAAGTGAATTTTCCGCCCTTTCAACATTGGAAATATAATGACGCCGACGAGCTAGTTTGTGTAGGTAAAAGTCATTGGAAAGGCACTTTAGAAAAAGGGCACTTTGACAAAGATGCTGGCCAAATTACTAACACCTTGGCACGTATGATGTTAAAGTTATGTGAGAGATATGCCACCCGTGGCAATGTACGTGGCTATACATACAATGACGAGATGAAGGGTCAAGCTATTCTACAATTAACACAAATTGGTTTGCAATTTGATGAAAGCAAATCAGATAATCCGTTCGCTTATTTTACTGCCGCAGTTACAAACAGTTTTGTGCGTGTTATCAATATTGAAAAACGTAATCAAAATATCCGAGATGATATCTTAGAAATCAACGGTATGAACCCCAGCTACTCAAGAACTGGTGCAGGCGAGCATGCGGCCGCTTTAAAACGATTTGAAGGAGAAACACCCAGTGAGTAAAAGTAACTATCTTAGTATTGTAGAGTCGGCCACACATAAAGTAGTCGTTAACAAAATGTTTTTTAATGCGCCAGATATGAACAAATGGATTAAAGAAAACGATATTGCTAACAAATATCCCAAACCTACATATTACATTGTCAAGGAATGTTATTAATGAGTAATATGTTTAAGAAGATTGCCGCCTTCACGGACATACATTTTGGATTAAAATCTAACAGCTCGGTACACAATCAAGACTGTGAAGATTTTGTAGACTGGTACATTGCTAAAGCAAAGGAGGAAGGTTGTGATACAGGTATCTTTATGGGTGATTGGCATCATAATCGCAATAGCCTTAATATCACTACGATGGATTATAGTTTGCGTGCCTTGGAAAAACTGGGTAAGGCTTTTGATAATTTTTACTTTTTTCCTGGCAATCATGATTTGTACTACAAAGATAAACGGGACATACATTCAGTTGAATTTGGCAAGTATATTCCCGGTGTTACTGTTGTACACGAGCCTACTACTATCGGCGATGTCACACTATGCCCTTGGCTTGTCGGGGACGAATGGAAAAGAATAAAGAACATGAAGGGCAAATACTGCTTTGGTCATTTTGAATTGCCCAAGTTCTTTATGAACGCAATGGTACAGATGCCAGATCATGGCGAACTACAAGTGGATGCATTCAAAGGTTTTGAACTGGGGTTCAGCGGGCACTTCCATAAGCGTCAGCAAAACGAAAATATGATTTACATTGGCAATGCGTTTCCACACAATTATTCAGACGCATGGGATGATGATCGCGGAATGATGATTATGCAATGGGGTGAGACACCTGTTTATCATAGTTGGCCTGCTCAACCCACATTCCGTACACTGAAACTGAGTGAATTGATCGATCGTGCAGATGAAATTATACTGCCTAAACAGCATTTACGTGTGGCATTGGATATAGATATCAGTTTTGAAGAAGCTAGTTTTATCAAAGAGAAGTTCATTGCTGATTATGACATACGTGAACTTACACTTATCGCAGAAAAGAAAGAAATCGAAATCAATACTAATATAGATATTCAAGCATTTGAAAGCATTGATCAAATTGTCAGCAATCAGATTATTAGTATCGACAGCGAAACATACGACAAAAACAAATTGCTGGAAATTTACAGTAGCCTATGATCAATATTAAGGAATTAACCGTTAGAAATTTTATGAGCGTGGGCAATCAAACCCAAGCTGTAAACTTTGCACAGAAGAATTTGACACTTGTACTAGGAGAAAACTTAGATCAAGGCGGTGATGATAGTGGATCACGTAACGGAACAGGCAAAACTACTATTGTTAATGCATTGACTTTTGCGTTATATGGCAATGCCCTAACCAATATTAAAAAAGACAACCTTGTTAATAAAATTAATAACAAAGGTATGCTGGTTACCTTGGCATTTGAAAAAGATGGTATAGACTATCGCATTGAACGTGGGCGTAAACCGAACATCCTACAGTTCTTTGTCAACGACCAAGCACAAGAAACAGCAGAAACAGATGATGCGCAAGGTGATATGCGTGAGACTCAGAAGGACTTGGATGATCTAATAGGCATGAGTCACGACATGTTCAAGCATATTGTGGCATTGAATACCTATACTGAACCTTTTTTAAGCATGCGAGCTAACGATCAACGAGCAATCATTGAGCAGTTACTGGGTATTACTATACTAAGTGAGAAAGCTGAGACTCTCAAAGAGCTGATCAAAGAATCTAAAGATCAAATACTACAAGAAAACGCAGATATAGAAGCAGTCAAACGTAGCAATGAAGGTATTCAGAAGAGCATTGACAGTTTAACTACTAAGCAAAGTGCGTGGAATACTCAGCATGCTAATGAAATTGAAAAGGTTGCTCGTGCGATAGTAGAACTAGAGAGTGTGGATATTGAAGCTGAGCTTGCGAAGCATGCGGAGCTAAAAGTCTACGACGACACGTCGGCAAAGCTGAAAAGCCTGAATAAGGAGCGGGCTACGTTAGATAGCGCGGTAGCGCAAGCAGAGCGAAGCGTAAAAAAGTACGCTGGCGAGCTGGCTAAACTGCAAGACCGTAAATGTCACGCTTGTGATCAAGAACTGCATGACCATAAACACGAGTCAATGACCGCAGAAGCTGTTACTCATATGACTGATGCCAACACTTATCACGACAAGATTGTTGCAGATCTGGCACTGATCATCCGTGAAATAGCCGCAGTTGGCGAGGTCGCACAGCGTCCCAATACCTATTATGACACTGTGGAACAGGCACTCAAGCATCAAAACAATCTAAAGAGCTTGGAAACACAGCTGGAAATCAAAGCGGGCGAAGCAGATCCCTATCAAGAACAGATAGATGAGCTCAAGCACACAGCCATGCAGACAGTTTCTTGGGATCGAGTCAACGAATTAAGCAGTGTAAAGGATCATCAGGAGTTCTTGCTCAAGCTGTTGACGTCAAAAGATTCGTTTATTCGCAAGAAAATCATCGATCAGAACCTGGCTTATCTCAACAATCGTCTGACCTACTACTTGGACAAGATGGGTTTGCCACACTCTGTGCTGTTTCAGAACGATCTAACTGTGTTGATCACACAGCTGGGACAGGATTTAGACTTTGATAACCTGTCGAGAGGCGAACGCAATCGCTTGATTCTGGGCTTGAGTTGGGCATTTAGAGACGTTTGGGAAAGCCTATATCAAGGTATAAACCTGTTATTTGTTGACGAATTGATAGACAACGGGCTTGATGCATCGGGTGTAGAAGGCGCATTGGCAGTGCTGAAAAAGATGAGTCGTGAACGCAAAAAGAACATATTCCTAATATCGCACAAGGACGAATTGATTGGTCGTGTGAACAATGTACTCAAAGTTATCAAGGAAAACGGGTTTACTAGCTATGCTACAGACCTAGAAATAACAGAATGATTGACTTAGAATTACCTAATCTTAGTTTAATTTTAGACAGCGTACCTGGCAGCGTGTTCACGGCTATTGAACACGATGTCGATCGTATATTAGCCAATGATCCTAATCTACAAAAGATAAATTCTGCACTGTCGGCGCCCGGAGTACCTGAGCACTATAGACTTCAGGAATCTACAGAAGAACTACTCAAAGACTATGTGTTAACTGTAGCTAACAGCTATCAACAACGCTCATTGTACCTCAATAGTATCAATATTTTACATAAATCTGCTCCTTATTATTTTAACCGCCCGTGGGTAAATCTACAAAGACAAGGGGAGTTCTTGCCTAATCACATGCATGAAGGTATCCTTAGCTATGTGATATGGGTGCGGATTCCTAAAGTCATACAAAACAGTCATCCTTCGGCAGTTGAAGGCAAGCTAGAATTTACATACAGCAATATTTTAGGAACAAACATAGGACATAATATTAATTTAGATGCTGGTTATATAGGAAAAATTCTCATGTTCCCTGCTAGCCTTAGGCATTGTGCTTATCCATTCAAGGGAGATGAGGTTAGAGTATCAGTCAGCGGGAATATTTTATTAGGATAATGAATTGACACCAAAAGACGAAGAGCTACACGCCGAGTTGATGCGAGTGTTTCGTAGATATTTTGAAGAGAATCAACGTTGGTTCGCTGAAGATACCTATGCCAGCACCATACGCTTGCGGCACTTGTTGAGTGACATTCGTCATGTGTGCAGTGCTCGACGCAAGGCAATTAGATCTTGGCAAATAGAAAAACGCGAGCAGTTGGATGAACGCAAAGTTCGTCGCGCTCAAAAAGGCACTGGGAGAGGCTCCAAAGACAATAACTAGTTGATGCCATGGTACTATGCAGATCAACTAGTAGAAACATTACCCGAAACCTGTGTGGGATTTGTATACATCATAACAAATCTTGATACAGGTCGCATGTACATAGGCAAAAAATTAGCAAAATTCAGTAAAACGACCTACAAGACTGTAAAGTTAAAGAACGGCACAAAGAAGAAAAAGAAAATCCGCGGCAAAATTGATTCAGACTGGCAGACCTATTATGGTTCAAGTCCTGAATTAAGTAAAGATGTCGCGCAGTTAGGTACTGACCACTTCCGAAGAGACATACTGTATTACTGTAGTTCAAAATCGGAATGCTCGTATATAGAGGCACGAGAGCAATTCTCCAGGCGAGTTCTAGAATCAGACGATTACTACAACGGACATATACAGGTTCGCGTACACGGATCACACATCAAAGGCAAACAACTCAACGGATAACAGCTAGCGCAGGCCAACATCGTGCGCCCTATACCTGGATCTCGGATCGCAGGGACGGAATCTCCAGCCGTGGGAGAACTCAATCACTATCCTTGACAGGACGCCGATAGCAAAATCCTTGCTGTTTGATTGTTTGAAAAGATTTCTAAGGAAAAGGAAGGGAGAAAAACCCTATGTTGGTACGCATGGTAGCGAATGTGTATCAATAGCCGTCATACAAAGACTGCGCTCGAGGTACCGGATGACCGCCTCTGTAATGCGTTATTGCTACGTGATATTGTTCAACTCAGATAATGTCAACATTCTTTGCCCTGGTCTGGGCAAAGTGTGACTGAACAATCTAGATAATATCTTAGTGCTTCGCACTTGATCATTACAAAACAAAAGACAATCAGTTCGAGCGCAAGCGAAGAACAGAAGAACGCTAGTTCTTCTTATAACAATGGCAAACGTGTTTCTTTGGTAGCTTCGAGATTGTCTTTGATCACAACATATATCATGTCACGATCTTCAAAACTGTAGTATTCCAACAGTTCTTTCACAGTGACACCACCACGCATGTACCATGATATGCGAAACAGTTCCTGCTTGAATTCTTTGGTTTCGTTTTCTAGCCTAACTAGAAGTTTCTGGATGTCTTCTGTAGATTTTCCAATTAGGCGTTGACGAAAAAATTTGATTCATCCATTTCCACACTGAGCTTGGCTTCATGCTGGCAATTGTCACAGGTCACTTGGAATGGCGGATTGGCCCATGCTTGATTGTTTTTCTGATTGGTCTGCTTGATAGCATCAAACACACTCTTGTCGCAATTGGCCACCCACTCGTCAATAAATTCTCGTTCAGTTACCACTTGACTGCCTATGTCCACACTGTCAATGATGGCTTTGAATATGTCTGTTTGCAAGTCGGCCAATTGATTGAACAGGTCGCTGGTGACTTTTTGTTTTTCTTCACCAGCTTCCATAGAGTCGGCCTGTGACATTCTTTGTTGTATTTGAAAGTTGATTATGTTGAATTCTGTACTGCGCTGATAGTTTAGAGGGCGCAGTTTGATCACTAGATCAGGCAAAGTCACAGTGTCCTGATAGTGACAGCTCATAAAATGTTCTATGATGGTGTTGAGATCCAGCTCGTATTCATTTTCTGTGTTGCAATTACTGCAGGTGTTGGTTACCTGCATGGTGCTGCCAAACGTGGCAATTCTAATAGCACTCAGTATCATGTTTATGTCGATCACACTGATATCCCAAGGATCTTTTATGTTGGGACAACAGCTGGCAATGACCTGAGCAGTACTGGCACCGCTCAACAGGCTATCGGGAGTCTTCATGATGATTTCATCCATGCCAGTCATGCCGTAGATCGGCAATTGATTTATGTCGCCTTGCACATTTCCCGGACGGCTGTATATGCCGCCTGACGGCAGTTTGATAAAAACTTTGGGTTGTCTAAAATGTTTGTGTAGTGGATTTGTGGCCATAAGTGTTGACTCCGATTTAATCTAGTATTTATATACGCACTTTTTGGTCTATTTTTTATCTGTTTTTCAAGATAGGTAAATATAATACCATGAAAGTCACAGAAATTATCTCAGAATTTACCTCTTGGAACGACGTTCAGAGCGCCAGATTGAATGCCAAAGCCGCGGCCAACACTGCCAAACTGTCAGAACAAGCTATAGCAGATGCTATCCACGGCAAGACTCCGTTGCCTGCGGGCATGACGCAAGCTGATGTGGTCAAGCAGGCCAAGATTTATTCTGCAAAAAATGCCAAGCTGGCTAGTGATGCCAAATGGGTGTCACGAGCTACTACAGCTACATTTGGCGGCTTCCTAATCAAGCTCATGGGCGCGGCCTATGTGACAAATCTGCTGAGACTCAATTTGGAAAGTGCCGAACAAGATTATTTTAACAAGCTGAGTCCAGAAGATTATCAACGATTAAGACAGGCCTTTATAGGCGAATGGATGGTTCAGATATTCATTCCTTTCTTGGCCAGTGCTGTACTGAGTAGCAAATGGGTCTTAGGAATCAGCAGACTGATAATAGGTATACTGACTTTGGGTACTGGCATATTTGCCGGACCCGGTGCACTGCTGGGCATAGCAATTGAACAAGCTGCCTTTACTGGGTTGCAATACTTTTTACAAAGTGACATGTTTAGAGACTGGGCCGCAGAGCACCTGGCCATATTCACTTTGATAGGTTACTTTCCCGACCGTGCTTGGAATGAATTGCGTGCCATGGTAAGCGCATTGCCTGGATTCAACAAGATCATGGACAACCCCGGCAAGACAGCAGACGAAAACGAAGCCGAAAAGAAAAAGAAAGCCAACCCAGCTGCCGCTGCCAAGGATGAAGCTGAAGCCAAAGCTGCCAAAGATGCACAAGATGTAGTTGATAAAAAATCAATCTTCATACAAGGTACCAGAGTAACAGACGCCAAAGGCAATCTTGATCCCAATGCATTTAGACAAGAACAAGTACAATGGGCCATAAGGAACAAACCCAATGATCCTGATGTGAAAAAAATGCTGGCACTGCCAAGAATACCCGGTGCCAACTACAGTGTTCTTAAATTTGCCTAAGATAATATATGGATAGACAAGAACAACTGTTAGGCGAAATCAAAGACCTTTTAAAAAGAGGAGGCGGCCCTACTGCCGGCTCTAGTGGAGGAGGTTTTGATAATGTTTTTAAAGGTATCGGTGGATCATTAGGTACATCTTTAGAAAATCTTAGCAATAAGTTTAATCCTCTAACAGCAGGAGTAAGTCTAGCAAGTGCGGCTTTTACTGAAGTCAAAGGTCTATACTCTCAGTTAGACAGCGTACTACAACCTAATCTAGGTACTTGGAGAAAACTCAGTACCACTGGTCAAAACTTTGACGGCAGCATAGTTGAAATGGCCGCTAGTGCCAAGCGTGCCGGCGTAACTTTAGAAGAGTTAGCGGAGTTTGGTCAACGAAATGCCGGCAAGTTTAATAACTTAACTAGCGAAATAGGTAACGGATTACAAGAATTTACAAAGCTGAGTCAAGGCATGGTTGATTCGGGAGTTGCTGCCAAACTGAAACGACTGGGATACGACACAGGTGAGTACAATGAAGTACTAGCACTCAGCTTACGAAATTTTAGTAATTTTTCTGCCGCACAGGAAACTACTACTGGAAAAACTCTAGGACGCAATGAACTAGCGATAGCGGCTGCTGATAAGTTGGCAGTGGAATTTGACAGCTTGGCCAAGTTAACAGGCAAAAACAGAAAAGATATGGCAGAGCAATATGCCAAACAGCAGTTAGACGGTCAAGCTGAAGCCAAGTTGAGATTGCTCACAGCTGGCAAAAGCGAGGACGAAGCTAGAGAGATACGAGCAGAATATCAAAAATTAAGATTGCAAGCTGAACTTCAAGGACAAGAAGCGTTGTTTAAAGAACAGTTTGCGTTTGGCAGTGTGAAAAGTAGAGAAGCAAAAGCACAACTGGTCATGACCGGTGATGCTGGGCAAAATCTTGCTGACTCGGCTACAAGATTGGCCAATGGGCAAGTTAAAGAAGCAGAAGAAGCCATGACAAGAAGTAGAATTGCCATGCGAAATTTAATGGATGACAAACAGTTCCTAAGCATAGCAGTATTGACTCAAGACAATCAGTATGCCAAATTCAATGCAGATCTAGTGACTAAGAACATGGCATATCGTGATGCGTCTATGGCTGTTGAAGAAGATATGCGCAAAAAAGGATTGTTAGCCAGCAAAAACAAAGCCGAAGTTGAGGAATTAGTTTTTAAAGAAGTAATTGCAAGATCTACAAAATTACCAGACAAGCCTACTGCCGCCAGTACAGCTACAGTGCTGAATCTCGAAACAGCTTCTCAGAACGTTGCTAGAGTGTTTATGGACGATGTAGTAAAACCCATAAATGAAAAAGTAGCACCAAGTTTGACAAAATTTAATGATGGCCTTAATCTACTATCGGGACAAGTGCTTGTTGACGGCAAAATTTTAAGTGCTAGACAAGCGGCATCTGAGGAATTGCAAAAAATATACAATACTAAAACAGATACCAAAACTGGTACTAGCACTACCAAAGAAGGCAATGCAGTAGCCAATAATCCTCAGGGTCCTACAACCTATATTGGGCAAGATGCACTTAGGGGAGTTGGCGCCGCTGTGAAAGGTCTGTTGGACGCAATAGAAAAAGTTGCTCCAGAAGGAAAAAGAGCCACAGGTAGTCCAGGCATTAACGATTTCCTAAGTGGCGGTTCATTTAAAAACATGTTTGAGAATTTTGGTTCTGGTACCAATATGCAATTGGACGGTAGAGAAATAGTAGCAACTGAAAGCCAGGTATCGGCACTTATGGCCAAAGCTCAAAGTTCAGTAACCAACATGTTAGGCAATGGTGGTGGACAGAATCAAGATGAATTCCTGGCTGTGTTAAAACAGATAAGTACTAACATGAAGCAGATGGTAACTTATACCGCATCAGTTGCAGATCATGCGCAAAGACAGGTAAGAGCTACCAAAAATCTGTCAAACAACATGTATGAGGCTTAACGCACAATGAGTTGGAAAAAATATTTCACACCAGTACCAGTAAACGGCGAAATAAGCCCCATTGGCGGCCAAAATGGCAATCGTCCAGGTCCGGCCAAGACCAACTACAGCAGTTACTTGCCTGATGTGTACACTGGTAGCCCCAACAGAGTTGAACGTTACGGACAGTATGAAGTAATGGATTCAGACCCCGAAGTCAATGCGGCCTTGGACATTCTAGCAGAGTTTTGTACACAAAAATTAAAAGATTCAAAAAGTCCATTCTCGGTCAAGTGGCGCAGTAAAGCTACCAATGCTGAAATAAAGATACTGGGCGAGTACCTACAGCAGTGGAACAAGATACAGAAATTTGACACACGCATTTTTAAAATAGTACGCAATGTGTTCAAATATGGCGACACTTTCTTTATCCGTGATCCAGAAAATCAAAAATGGACTTATCTAGATCCAGCCAATCTGATCAAAATTATTGTCAATGAAAGCGAAGGCAAAAAGCCCGAGCAGTACATTGTCAAGGATCTAGCACCCAACTTTGAAAACCTAGTAGCCACGCAAATTACACCAACAGTTGGCCCAAGGCAAGGTGGCGGCGCAACTCCTTCGGGAGGATTTGCCGGCGGTGCGGGCGGCTCAGGCGGCAGTGGTAAAGGTCCTACTCCGGGCAATGCCAGTCGCTTTGGACTTAATCAGAAAGAATCTGCAGTGGATGCCAAGCACGTGGTACATCTCAGTTTGAGTGAAGGGCTAGACAACAACTTTCCATTTGGCAACAGCTTGTTAGAAAACGTATACAAAGTATACAAACAAAAAGAAT